AGATCGCCAAGCGCGGTTCTGAATTGAAGCGTGACCAAGAATTCATCATGTTGAATGGCGGTGTGGCTGTTGCTGGCAACACCACCACAGCTCGCGTGACTGCTTCTTTGGGCGCTTTCGTCAAGACCAACACCGACAAGCAGACCAACGGCGTTGACCCTAGCTACACCACATTGCCTAACTCAGCTCGCACTGACGGCAACGTGCGTACTTTCACTGAAACCATTCTCAAGAATGTGATTCAGAAAGTATGGACTGCTGGCGGCACACCGAAGATTCTGATGGTCGGTCCCGTCAACAAGCAGCGCGTGTCAGGTTTCTCTGGCATCGCATCTCAGCGTTACAACATCAATGGTGGTGATCGTCCTGCCACATTGATCGGCGCTGTTGACATCTACGTCAGCGATTTCGGCCAAGTTTCAGTCATTGCAAACCGCTTCCAGCGCGAGCGTGACGCTTGGGTGATCGATCCTGAGTACGCAAAGATGACTGTCCTGCGTCCTTACCAACAAGTCGAGTTGGCAAAGACTGGTGACGCTGAGAAGCGTATGTTATTGATCGAATTCGGCCATAAAGTCTTGGCTGAAAACGCTCATGGTCTGGCAGCAGACTTGATCACTTCTTAATCAACTAAGAGGAAAAGGGGAGAGGAAACTCTCCCCTTATTTACATGGAAAAACGATTTTTTGATGCAAGCCCTGATAAAGGGATCACCCGCACTTGGCACTACAACGATTTGACTGATGAGGCAACGATTCAGACAACTCAAGATTTGACTTCAGTAATTGAGGCAAACAAGCGCGATTTTGCTCTTACTGACAACAAGGCAAACTGGAAAGGCGAATGGCATCATGTTGCCAGTATCCCTGAGACTGTTTACTTTCAATTGAAAGCAGAGGGCAAGTTGGATGATCAGGCTTATATGAAAAAATGGTTAAACGATCCAGATAATCGGTTCTTTAGAGTGAGGCCAGGCAAGGTATGAACTACATCGCAGTCTGCACGCCAGCGCGTGACATGGTCCACACCAACTACACCTATTGCATGGTCAACATGGTGGCGTACCATACGCTCAACACCACTGACGCTGTCAGCCTCAAAATACTGCAAGGCACACTGATTCAGAATCAGCGTGCTGACTTGTGCCTTGACGCCATGCGTGAGGGGTGCAGCCATATCCTGTTTATCGACTCTGATATGACATTCCCGCAGGACATGATTCAGCGGTTGCTGGCGCATGATGTTGACATTGTGGCGGCCAACTGTGCTCGCAGACGTATGCCAACAGGACCAACCGCGCAGAACTATGACGAGAATGGCAAGCGCAAGGCCGTCTATACGATGCCCGAATCATCAGGACTTGAAGAGATCGGCTCTGTTGGTACTGGCGTGATGCTAATCAAGCGTAATGTCTTTGAGGGTATGACCGAACCTTGGTTCGATATGCCTTGGCAGACTGATACTCGCGGCTATATGGGAGAAGATGTCTTCTTTTGTAAAAAGGCGCAGGAGCTAGGTTTTAAGGTGTATATTGACCATGATGTCTCGAAAGAAATCGGACACATTGGCACATTTGAATTCAGACACGAACATACTTGGATCGTTAAAGAAGAGATGGAAAAAGAGGCAGTCTGATGGCACTTACAACTTATTCAGAGCTGAAAACCTCGGTTGGCGACTGGCTCAACCGCACTGATCTGACAACTGTTATTTCAGATTTTGTCAGCTTGGCAGAGGCTCAAATTGAGCGCCAGTTGCGTACACGCCAAATGATTGTGCGTGCGAATGCAACATTTGCGGCTGCTGCTGAATACGGCACTGTGCCTGATGACTTCTTAGAAGTCAAAGCCATCAAGATCAACACCAATCCAATTACCAATTTGACATTCCAGACCATTGACGCGATGGACTCATTGTCGAATACGACATACTTGTCCAGTGGCAAGCCTTTGTATTTCAGCGTGGTGGGGAATCAATTTAGACTGTTGCCAATCCCTGATGGCGAGTACACCGCAGAGCTGGTCTATTACGCCAAGTTGACTAAGTTATCAGATACAAACACCACCAACTGGCTGCTGACTCAAGCACCTGATGTCTATTTGTATGGTTCACTTTTACAGGCTGCGCCATACTTGCAAGACGATGCGAGAATCTCTGTATGGTCATCGCTATACATGGCAGGACTTGATCAATTGCAGATTGCAGATGATCGTGGTTCTACCTCGGGTGGCGTGATTTTGACAAGGGCAAGGACATTCGGATGATAGTTAACACCACCAAAGGCGAGATGGACGATTCATTGCTTGAAAAGCGTGAGGGTTCATTGGAAAACGATACCGAGACAACGAGTTGGGTCGAGTATTGGCTGGATGGTGAATTAGTACATCGATCTGTTCACATGGCGCTTAAGCGCAGTGTCTTTGCTGACGGCATCAGTCAACAAATTTAAGGGTTAAATCATGGCAAATACGCAAGCAATGTGTACCAGTTTCAAGGGCGAGCTGCTTGTCGGCCACCATAACTTTGGCACTGGCGTGGTACGCGCTGCCACCACAGCAGACACTTTTAAGGCTGCTCTGTACTTGGACTCTGCCACAGTCAATGCGGCCACCACAGCCTACAGCTCCACAGGCGAGGTGACAGGCACAGGATACACCGCAGGCGGTGTCACAGTGACATTTGGCACTGCACCTAGCACCAGTGGAACTACAGCGTTTGTGACGCCAAGCGCCAGCATCAGCTACTCTGCTGTGACTTTGTCCACAGCCTTTGACGCAGTCCTGATTTACAACTCGACTCAGTCAAACAAGGCGGTCAGTGTGCATACATTTGGCAGTCAGACAGTGACTGCTGGAACATTTACATTGACCATGCCAACCAATGATGCAAGCACTGGCCTGATCAGGCTGGCTTAACCAAGGGGCAGCGGCATGGCTGCATATGGAACAGGCTATTACGGCAGGGGCGTCTACGGCATAGGCAATGTCGTAATCAGCGGCAATCTGTCTACTGGTGCTGTTGGCACATTACTCACTGACAGATCAGTCCAAGAAGATGGAACGATTGCCACCGGCAATGTTGGAACAGTCCGATTAACTGTATCTATTGCCATCACAGGCAATGCGGCCACTTGTGCTGTTGGCTCAGTCCTAGCGACATCAACATTTGCAGTCACAGGCAATGCGTCAACCTTGGCGGTTGGCAGTGTTACTCAGTCTGTTGCAATTGACTTAGTTGGTAATTCTGCGGCTGGTGCGGTTGAATCAGTTGGCGTCACCAGCACCAAAGCAGTTACTGGAAATGCAGCCACTGGTGATGTCGGCACAGTATTGGCCGAGGTCATATCGTTCCAAGACATCACTGGTGTTGATGGGACTGGCGCTGTTGACTCTGTTGGATTGACAATTGAAGTTGCGATAATTGGCGTTGAGTCTATTGGCTCAGTCGGCATAATGATTGGATTTGGATGGGGTGCTATTCCAAACACATCAGAGACTTGGACGCCTGAATCAGATACGACAGAGAGCTGGACGCCAGTCGCCAATTCATCCGAGAGTTGGACACCAGTTTCAGACACATCAGAAAGTTGGTCTGATTTGTCGGACAATTCAATTACTTGGCGAGAGGCCGCATAGGAGATTTCAGAATGGCAGATTCCACGACCACAAACTTACTACTTACAAAGCCCGAAGTGGGTGCAAGCACTGACACTTGGGGAAGCAAAATTAACACCGACCTGGACTCGGTGGACGCTGTCTTTGCGGCTGCCGGTACTGGTACATCAGTTGGCTTGAACATTGGATCAGGCAAGAAGCTGAAGCTGGTTGGTGATGTCATTGATACCAACGGCAACGAGTTGCTGAAAGTGACTGCCACAGCGTCTGCTGTGAATGAAGTGACACTTGCTAATGCTGCCACTGGTGGTGTGCCAACATTGACAGCAACAGGCGATGACACCAACATCGGCATGAAGTTTGTTGGTAAGGGTACTGGTGAAGTGACTGCAAGGGTCAATGGCTCTGACGTATTTAATGCGTCAAGCAACTTTGGCTTTAAAAACCGCATCATCAATGGTGCAATGGTGATTGACCAAAGGAATGCGGGGGCGAGTGTTACT